ATACAATGAGTGAATTGACCAAGCCGAGGCTGACAACGAGGTAAGTACTGAGAAGGTTCGTAAATCGTTAGAGCCACGGCTTGTGGAAATGGGCTTAGATACAAAAGATAAACAAAAAGAATTTCTAAACGCTAAACGTGATGAACTTCAAATCCCTGCGTTTACATCAGGGGCTAAAGGCGTTGAGGCAGTAAGATTAAAAAACGCAAAGACTCAGTGGGCATCTAATTACGCTGCTAGAAAAGAAGCAAGGAAAGGACTTGAGAATGTCGACCAATCTGATCAATCTAACATCGACCCAAATCAGTCTGGCGCTACTAGCACTGAAGGAAAACTGGGCGTCACCACCACAGGAACTGAAACACTTGACCCTAATCGAGTGGATGTTGCTGGAGGGGATGCTAAACGAGATACTGGAGCAGAAAAAGCACAGCGTGCTGCATTAAAACAAACTTACGCAACTGAAGGCGAAGCACAAGCTGTACTTGATTCACTATTAGATAGTGAGAAATACACGATAGCAAAAAAGGGCGATGCTTACGCTATAAAAAGTAAAGCTACTAAACTAACGCCTCAACTAACATCAGAGGGTTATAACCTTTTACAAGAACAGAACGGTGGCGCATTACCGTCGTGGAAAGACTTAACGCCCGAAATGAAAGACGCCTTCATGCCCAAAATAGAAGGGGCGTTAAGGACTAAAGGTTTATTGGCAGCGAAAGGCGCTACACCGCAGGTAGACCCTGAGATTGCCGCTGCTATAAAAATGAAAAAGATTGGTGATTCTTACGATGAGAACCGCCCAAGCAGAATGAAGCAGTGGTCAGCCCTTAACTACGATGAACGCGAGTTATATTTATCTCAGATAAGAAATAATACTGCTGAAGAACAAGATAGAGCATATGACGCGTTAGATAATTACATCAAATCTAATGAGTCGGTAACTGTAGAAGGCGATATAGTAAAAGGTGAAGTGCCAGAAGGCGCGTCCGTTTATGAACTAAACCGTAGAACTTATACATTTGGCTTACCTAGTTGGGATAAGTTGGATGATGATGCGCGTAATTTATTTATAAGAGCTATAAGCCCCGGCTTTCAACGTGAGATCACAGATAAAAGAACCGGCAAAAAAGTAACAAGACGTGCAATAACTCAAGAAGAAATGGATGCGGCGTTTGCTGACGTCTGGATACATAACGCTGAGAAAGAAGCGCGTACTCAATCTGAGACTAAAAAACGTGTAGAGCAAAAACAAAAAGAAGAAGAGACGCGCCGCCAAGAAGCCAAAGAAGAAGTAAGTGTAGGTAAAGAGCTGCCCGCCAATATTAAGCAGATGCTTAAAGACGGCAATATTAAAGGCGTATTAGATTACCTATCTAAGAATTCTAAGGGCATGGAGTACAGCGTGCCGTACAAGTCTGGGCGCGTTACAGATAAAGTTGCTATGTTCTTACAGAGCCAGCGTAAGTTCATATCTAGTACTGTATTTAAGAATTTAAGTAGGGTTCTATCAAGCGTCACATATAACTCTAAGGTAGTTATAGACCCTAAGAACGAATACATACAGCAACTAAAGCAAGAAGGCAAGTTAGCGGCTTACGACCCTAAGACAGATACGTTCTACTTCACTAAGGATGGTTTAGACGAACAGACTGTTTTGCATGAGATTGTCCACGCTGCGACAATCAAGATTATGTATGCCTTTAAAACTAATCCTAATAGTTTAACTAAGGACCAACGCGAAGCTGCTGAACATATAGAAAAAATATACGAAGCTGCTAAAAAGAATAAATCACTTACGTCTAAGCATCCGTACGCTTTTGAGAACGTGTTTGAATTTGTTAGCTACGCAATGACAGATGTTAATTTGCAAAGCGACTTATCAAAGATACAAAACCCTAATCTAGCAAAGTACACGTCTAAGAACCTAGCCTTCTTACGTAGCATGACAGGACGTTTTGGCACGTTGTGGGGGCAGTTTACTCAAGCGCTTATGAAGTTATATGGGTTAGTTAGAAGCTACCCTGATTTTGTACCTGCCGAGAATATAAGCAAGGACTTCTTAAAAGCGGTTAACGAGCAGTCGCAAGACAAATTAAATTACACAAGTACGTGGTGGGGTCCTACTACTGGGGTACAGCAACGTCCTGCTAAAAATAGAGCAAGTGCATTAGCTGTTTCTACTGGCTATAAGCAGTCGGGCTATCAGGGCAACTTAGTTATTGAGATGTCCGAAGCGTTTGGTCGTATCCTCGCTGCACCTGAAGGTGGTGTTGATCTTGAAGCCCTACCTGCAAAAGCTGCGCCTCCTGCCGGAGAACGTACTGTAGAAGAGTTAAAAGACGATATTAAGACAGGCGCTCCTGATAATCTAAAAGATAAAGCTGCGTCACTATTAAGTTCCGAAGGCTCTGAAAGAGCTATTACTTTATTCCAGAATAATCGCGCCGCAATTAAACGTTGGCAAGAAAGATTATTACAACAGGGCAGAATAATATCTTTTGGCTTAGGCTTTAATAATATTTTTGATCAGCTTACGCTGTCGTCAGGTAACGCTCACTTTGTATATACACAGAATGTTCAAAATCTGACTGAAGACATACGTGAGGGTGTGGTTGAGTTTGCTAAGAAGAACAACATAACTGTAGACCGTGCGTTACAGTCTTTGGGTTTGTATGCTATTGCCCGTCACGTTGAAGAACGTAGAAACACACTATACACACTGGAAGTGCCGCTTGAAGATAGTGCGCCTATTCTTGTAGACTCAGTTACTGGCAAAACTATAACGCCGTTTCAGGCGCGAGAAGATATTAAAAGAATTCTTAATTCACGCAAGTTAACTAAAGCGCAGTCAGAAGGTCTGTGGAAGCAGCTTACAAAAATAGTTAACGACCCTGCTAATCTAAGTCGTGATCCTAAGAAAAAAGATTTACTTGATAGAAATAGCACTAAGTATAGTGTTGCTGCTGAGTACAGTAAGGAGCAGCTTGACGCTATAAAAAAAGATTACAACAAATACAAAGATACAGCTGAGCCTATATTAAAGAGCATTAAGAAGTTAAACGACGTTACGTTAAAACTTAATAAAGAATCTAACTATCTGTCAGAGTACGCCGATAATTGGATTAACTTCTATGGCTGGGAAAACTATATCCCGTTAAAAGGTAAAAGCGACGACCAAGATAGCCCTCAATATTCATTAAACTACGACAGTCGTAGATTAAGTGGCGAACTGCAAGAGTCTATTAATACATTTCAAGGTCGTATATCGCAGCCTGATAACCCAGTGTTGCAGGTATTGGCTGATAGCGCTCAAGCGGCTATGCGTGTAGGTCGTAAGTATGTGACTGAGTCGATCTTCAACGCTGCTAAAAAGAGTAAATTAAATCCTAACGGTACAGATGTACTAAACGCGGAAGTTATCAAGATAGTTGATTTTGAAGAACGCGTTTCTACTAGCGTCATGGAAGATATAAAAGGCAACACTAAGATATTCCACTACATGCCTGACGGTAAGGTTGCTATCATCCAGATAAACGATAACCGTTTGTTAGAAGCAATACGTCGTACATACAAAGACAGTAATCCTTACCTAGACCTATTAAACAAAGCTACAAGCTTCGTTGGGCAGACTCATACCCGATACAACTTAGCGTTTGCTCCAGTAAACTTTGTGCGTGACGTATTAACTAATGCCTACACGCTTGGCGCAGAGCTTGGCCCGGAAGCTACGTTTAACTATCTGGGTGCTATTGCTGCTGACGTAGCGCAGGGCAAGATGTTTAAGACTAACAAGTTTAGTCGCCTATATGCTAAAGGTAATGTCAAAGAGATAGAAGCCCTTGCTGAAAAAGACGCCTACTATAAAGACCTACTAGATTACGTAAAGACAGGTGGTCGAGTATCTTACATCGCTGGTCTAGCTAATCGTGGTCAGTATGATGAGCTGTATAAAGGTTTAGGCGGCGGCAAGATTGCGCAGACTAAAGAACAAGTTGATAAAGTGTTTGACGCTTGGATTGATACGTTTGAATTGTCGGCCCGTGTGTCTGCATACCGCATCGCTAAATCAAATGAGATTGCACGCTTAACTAAAGATAAGTCCCCTAAGACTGATGCGGAACGCAAAGAAATTGAGAAGGCTGCTTCTATTAGAGCTGCCGCTTACTCTAAGAACTTAGCTAACTTTGAACAAGTCGGTGAGTGGGGTAAAGTACTTGGCGCGTTCTTTATGTTCTTCCGTCCATCTGCTACTGGTGCTGTTCGTGCAATGGAGGCAATTGCTCCTGCGTTCCAATCCTTACCACAGGCTAGATTACGTTTACCTGAGTTTGCTCATGCCGCTAGATTACGCGAGAAATTAAATGGAGAGATGTCGGACGATGCTCGCAAAGCGATGGAGAAGGAACTAAAAGAGTACGAAGGGTACATAAGCAAGTTTGAAAGTAACTTTGTTGAACGCCAGAAGAATGCTAGGGTAATGTCTGTTGCCTTGATCGGTATGGGCTTTGCCGTATACATGATGTCTAAGATGCTGGCTGACGACGATGAGTTAAAGCGTAATAAAGTCTCTACTGATGACATGTCACGCTGGACTAAGTTTGCTCGCTTCTTTATTCCCGGATTTGAAAACCCAATACAAATACCGTGGGGCTTCGGTCTTGGCGGTCTGGCAGCGCTTGGCGCACAGTTAGCTGCTATCAGTGACAACAACGTAAAGCTTAGAGATACACTAGGTAACATCGTAACTATTGCCATGGACTCGTTCTTACCGTTGCCTGTGTCTCGTATCAATCCGTTTGAGAAGCCAAGAGAATTCCTTATTGATTCCATGACGCCATCTATCGTGCGTCCGTTAGTAGAGTATTCATTAAACGTTGATGCACTAGGTCGTCAGATATATAACAACCGTCAGTCACGGTATGGCGACGCTTACACAGGTGGAGATAACATTCCAGAAGCATATAAGTTAGCGGCGCGTAAGTGGTTTGATTTGACTGGCTACGATGTTAGCCCTAACTCTCTGTACTTCTTTGCTAATAACTATGCAGACGGCGCGTCACGTATCCTTATACAAGCCCCAGTTAATCTGACTATGTTCTTAACAGGCAATAAAGAATTTAACTGGAAAACAGATACGATGGTGTTGGATAGTTTTATAGGTACACCTTCTAACTTCGATGCTCGTACGTGGCAAAAGATTGAGGATGATTTAAAAGACCGCGCTCAAAAACTAAGTATGTTAGAAGATAAGCCTGAAAAGTATTATTCTTACTTAGCTAAAAATCCTATGGACCAGATACTTGTAAATATGTATAACCATGACGCTAACGGATACTTAAAAGACTTACGTGAAGAAGCTAACAAGTACCGCGCTATGGAAGGACTGACGCCTAAAGAACGTAACAACATTGTTAAGCTATACGTTAAGATGGCAAACATAGAAAAGTATCGCCTTGTAGAAATGTACAAAGCGTTTGGAGTTAAACCCTAGCGTACCTTCCACACCCTAACACCCAAGTGACCTTCTTTCTCGCAGGTGAATATCTTAACTCTCACCTTTGAGTTTTTCGCAGCGGTATCTACCGCATAGGTCATTTGGGCAGGGCGTAGTGTGGGGATGAAGAAGCTCTCCCCCACAGCCATATAATCAAACGGAAATATCCACTCAGGCTCCTCCATCGTCAGGGAAGAAGGTATCTGGGATTGCTGATGCAAAGACATAGGTGTTCACATTCATGTTTTTGTCTAGGATACTCAACGCCTGTTTCCAACCAGAGTCGAGACGCGATTTCTTAATCTCAAGGAGAATCTTCTTCTCCTTCATGTTCTGTTCAAACTCTCGTGAGCTAACATTCTTCTCAACCAAGTACTTCTTGAACTCTGTTGTTGATACATAGATTAAACCTGTAGCCAGATCAATACGTCCAACCAGACTAGTACGTGGCTCCATCGTTACCTTACCGTCGTTGATACCTAAGAATCCGGTGTAGTATTTATTGATGTAGTCACCAATCAGCGATGAGTAATCTGTCTCACCAAGTGTTATCACCTTGTCACGAATGTTGATCATCTCGCTACAAACCTTTGCATAGATGCGCTCTAAGTCGTAGTTGATGATGCCAAACTCATTACCTACCATGCCACCCGCCATAGTTGAACCAATGATGTTCTCATAGAAACGGTAGATAGCGTCGTTGCCAAAGTCTCTTTTAAACCTAGCAATCCACTCGTCAACCATCTGCTTCAATGCCACCTCACCATGTGCGAAGTAAGCTGGAATAAGTTTACGTGACGCATGACCATAGTTGTACTTCAGTATGTCAAACACTTTCGGTCCGAAGTCTGGCTCGTCTATTAACAGCTGTGGTTTCATTACGAGAAACTCAATCATACGTGCCATCTGACCTGTAGCCATAGAGTTCTTGGACATAATCATATCCAGTAGCGGCATGTTACAAGTCATCATTGCAATCGCCGACGCTAAGAGTTCGTGTTCCCTCTCTGCGTTAATTGACCCTTGCAATCTGATCTTAGCCTTACCTTGTGAAATAGCATGAACCATCTTGCTTAGTTCTTCTATCTTACGTTCATGTGCCTCATCAACACCGAACCCTGCGTTCTTTAATGTGACGTAGCGTTGGTTCAAGCCATTATTCGTAGCGTCAAACACAGATATACCAACAGGGTTACACCACACACTTAGATTGGCGTACAGCGCGCCAGTCTTACCATTACCTGATTTACCAGTATAACTAACGACAGCGCCCGGTGTAGATGTCAGCGGCATAAGTGGTGAACCCAGACCTATCAGCGTACCAAACGCGTGCATCTCCATCGTCGGTCTATTGAGTTGTTGTATAGCTTCCTGCCAAGTCTCGTAACTTCCTTTCGGCTCAAAATGTTTTGCAACACTACGTACCATAGGCGACGCCGGGGTAGCAACTAAACTTCCGTCTGGCTTAATTAAACTATTACCGATGACATACGCACGGCCCAGCCTCTCATCGCCAACTGGCTCGGTCCATCCCATCTGTGTCTGTACTAACTCTGCTTCTGCCTGAGTCTGTAAGTAATGTCCCCACTTCATTATGTATCCTGTTAAATGTTGCAGCTTGTCAGCGTTGCCTGTAATACCCATAAACCCAATGACCTTCTTAAACTCGTCTGTGGCATTTAAGCTGCGAGTAGTAATCATAAAGTCACGAGGCGTATCCTTAGGCAATATAAGGCGCATCATTAAAATCTCACCGTCCATCTTGCTGTACATACGACGGATAGGGAACAACTCATGCGGATAAATTAGTTTCGCTTCTTGCTCTTGCTTGTTACCTTTTTTATCTATCTTAGGTGGTGGCTGATAATAGATGCCACCCGTCTCACCTCTGAAGTATGGGTACAACGCTTGTGGATGATCAGGTATTACGGTTCTCTGCGTTTCGAGAGTGGGACTCTGCGTCTCCCGTACTGACTCCGCTTTGGCGATCTTAATGATTCTACCAAGCGCGAGGGGGTTTGTGATTTTTCCTTTATATTTACAGTCATCACAGACCCCCGGATTTTCATTATCGAACGTAGTGCAGGAATAGGGCTTTCCCTGCCTAAGTGTAGCCTTTCGTTCCGTTGCTTCCCGACTGTACCCACTATAATCTTCTGATAGTTTATGTATTGCGACGTCTCTGTCGGTACAGTGCTGAGCGATTGAAAGAGCTGCTGTCCAGATTGGCTCTGTAAGAGATGCCGCATTTTCAATCGCGAATTTGATTTGCTCACATCCGTCTCCTTCTAAGCTACGTATAGCTATCTTCTCAAACAGTGTCTCCTGATTATCTAACTTCATCAGGGCTTTAGTGTCCTCGTCTAAACCTTTCGGTATGAGCTGAAATATATCCTTAGGCTCTTCTATTATCCCTAAGAACTCTTTGAACTCATCAAACGAATAGACAGGTAACTCATCAGAGATTACTTCGCACTTACTAGGCGGCGTAGTCTTGTAGTTATATGTCTCAGGGCAGCGCATGATACGCGCCACGTCTGCTGTAACAACTGGGTCAATGTGCAACTCATTCTCGATACAGAACGCTTTAAACTTTTCAGCATACGGTTTCCATTCTGCTGTCGGAATGTCACGATCAAAGAACCAATAAGCATGAACACCTGTGCCTGAATCGACAATGACGGGTTCTGGTAGTTCGGTTCTAGCCAAGAAGACTTGTAGTGCAATGTGGGCGTCAGCTTTAGTTCCGTAGCCTCTATCAATCGCAACCTTTGTATCTCCGACGTCCAAGTCAATGAAGAATGAGCGTAGGAATTGCGAGTCATCAGCCTTTCGGCTATAACCGTCGAAGGAAGATAACGCCACGTAGACATTGTTTTCTTCCATTCCAAACTTAGCTGCAATAATTTCAAGGTCATCTATGCTCTCCGCAAATTCCTGTATCGTCCGTTTAGCGGGCGTTATCTTTGCAACACAATAGACACCCTGCGAAGGTAATGCTTTCTCGTAAAATTGTTTTATCATATCCGCAGAGACAAGAAAGGCAGGATTGCTCCTGCCTTGTTAATAAGTAGGGTTTCCCCTATGCGCTGATTGTTTCTCCAATCATGTCCTCGATATAAGCCTTTGCACCCTTCACAGACTTGGCAGGTAGAACCTTATTATTTAAGTCCTCTCGCACGAGTTTGATAAAGGCTAAAGCTATATCTTCATTCTTACCACGCAAGACTGCGCCGCGAAACCAATTGTGAATAGTCGCCCGTGAGACACCCATCGCAACAGCTACATACTTGGCGGGTAGTTTTGCTTCTACACAAAGCTTTGCCATCTTGTAGCCGATGCGGTAGGTATCATCAGCGGTTTCTAATCCACTAAGAAACTTATTACTGTAGGGACGCGACATAGTTCTCCTTATTTCTTAGCCCACTTCTTAATTACATCAGTGGCGTCGGTTGCTTGTGCCGGTGTGCGCTTAGTTGACTCACGTACAGTTGGTTCAGGAGAAGCTACATCAGTTGCCTCTTCCTTCTTCTTGTACACAGTTAACTTAACAGCAGCTTCAGCAGCGGGTGATTTGCTTTGACGAGTTACTACATCATAGTCGCCTGTGTCGACTGCACCAGCGGGAGAGAATAAAACTTTAGGGAACTGTACTTTCGTGTCAAAAGCAACTTTTGTAACCACACGCCCTGCCGCAATGTTGTTGCTTGCCAACATACCGACATAAGATTTAAAAGGCCATCTTCCGTTTTCTTCTTTGCCGAAAGTCGAAGCTGCGGGGATAACAAATTCCAAAACGTCACCACTTGGGTCCTGTGGGAGTACGACAGCTGTGCGCCATGACAACTTACATTTCGCACCAACGCCAGAGTCATTTGATCCTTTGGCGGAGTTAGGGCAAGTGTCGCAAGTAGGTGCGCACGGATGTTCGACAGCCTCATCTGGTTTGACTGAATCGTTCGACCAACACACTGGGGATACAGCCTTGCCTTCTTCGTACGTACCTTCATAACATTGTCTCGACGCTGAGTGTGCCATCTTTACAAAGATGATATTCATATAGCGATCTTCGATAGAGCCGACTTCTTTACCGCCAGCCATCTTACGAAACACGCCGCCCTTGATTGATAAACGCTTAGTCTGATTAGCGAGATTATTACCACCTGCTACTGCAAGAGTATCTTCATCGAGACCGGTTTGAATAAGGGATGGGTTGTTTGCGATTAGGGTTGCTAATTCATTGCTCATGATATTTTCCTTTGACTAAATTAAATACTAACTTTTACTGTGGGCTTACGTACTGTGACGGTGAATTCACGCATCACGTTCACTCCGGGCGGCAAACCATCTGCATGTCGCTCAGACATGAATTGCTTGAAGTTACCTTGATGTAAACGCGCTTCAAATAATTCAACAGCGCCCGTCTCTAGTACGAACTTGTTGAAGTTGTCGCGGTCTGAACAAGTGAACCTTTCCTTCAATGATTTAATAACAGTACCGTTCGGGGTACGAATACTGTCTGCGTTTATTTCATTACAACCTGCGAGTAACGACTGCTCGATGAGTGACATCTCTGCTCTTAATGCGTCATCTTGCTGCTTATACTCAGACTCTATCTTTTCACGCTCGTTTCGAATAGTCAAGTAAGTTTTAACTAATTCTTCCATATTATTCATAGATTTCTCCTAACACTTCTGATTTATATAAGTCGACTAACTTCTCATGTGAATCTATTTTGCCCTGCAACATCTTGTACATCTTCTTCTCTACATCTGAACCTTGTATGTGTACTACTGTCATACGATTCTTCTGCCCCATGCGATCAATACGAGCAACGCATTGTAGATACGTTTCTACACTCATAACAGGTGACCAAAATACTATCGTGTCTGCTGCTGTCAACGTGACCCCGTGTGATGCTGCTTGAGGTTGTATGACTAAGACTCGTGGTTCTGCTGTACTTTGGAATCTATTAACAATACGAGAACGCTCACCTGCTGATACATCGCCATTTATAATCTCTCGTGACACGCCTTCTTTATCTAAGAAGTTAGCTACTAAATCTATCGTGTGTCTAAACGGTATGAATATAATTACTTTATTCTCTGTCTCATCAAGCACTTCTCTTAACGCTGCAAGGCGCGGTGCTACGTCAAACTCAATAACTTCTTTTGTATCTGAATAGACCGCGCCCCCAGATACTTGCAAGAGCTTAGATAACTTAGCGGCTGCGTTTACTGCACTTACTTGTTCGCCAGCAGCTTCGATCATCATTTCATCTTTTAGTTTCTTGTAGTATCTAGCAGCTTGTACAGTCAGCGGTACTTCCCTTGTCTGATATAAAACTTCTGGTAGGTCTAGACATTCTGCTTTCGTAAATCTAATGGCAGGTTGCAGTGCGTCGTATACAATATTTTTAGATGATGGTTTAGGAACCCACTTGAACCGTGTGAGTTGTGTCATTACTTTATCTCGCCATGCTGTACTGTATTTTGGAACCCTGCTTGGTGAAACCAAACGCGCTAAGCCAAACGCATCAAGCGGTGACTGCGATGCAGGTGTACCTGTCAACATCCATAACCTAGTCTCAGGCTTAATTAACTTTGCCATTAACTTCCAACGCACGGTGCTGACAGTCTTGTATGCGTTTGCTTCATCAATAACTATAAGATCAAAGTCATCCTGCTTCAAATCCTCAAACAAGATACCGATACCGTCATAGTTAGTGACTATAAAATCATATTCACCGTTTACTATTTTCTTACGCTTCTCAGCGGGTCCATACGCCACACCAACAGAGCGGTGCATTGCGGTCTTAAACACATCGGCTTGCCACGCTGAATACATAATTGTGAGAGGACATACCACAAGCACGCGCTTGACCAATCCCTGATTCATTAGGTAGTCAGCCGCCCATATAACTGAGGAGGTCTTGCCTGTACCCGCTTCGTTGAAACAGAACGCGCGACGTCGGCTTGCTAGGAATGATGCAGTAGTTTTCTGGTGGTCGAACGGCGTAAACAGTCCGGGCCAGTTGTAATCTTTTAGTATGGGTGATGGGATATTGTTATAGCCGAAGGTTTCAGCTATGAAGTTAGTCTCTTCTAGTCCCCAGTACATAAGAAGCTGTGTTGTATGATCATCTCTATCCAAGATTTCACACTTCTCTACGTACTTCAGCGCGAAGTCTGCGCTTGCATTTGGCACTCTGAAACTTAATGCGGTGTTGTCCACCACTGTAAACTTAACGTCACTCAATTTGACCTCACTATAAACTTAAACGGGACCCCTTGCGGGGGTTAGTCGGCTACATCCACATCGGAGGTAAAGCTAGAAAGGTTGATGTTAAGTAGCTGATGCGGTTAATGCGGGATAACCTAGAACCCACGCCCACTCACACCTTAGGCCGAAATATTATTTCTTACGCTCTTTGGTACTAGATTCTGATGCCATTGCGCCAGACGAAGTACGCTTGAACGACCTATTCTTAGACGGCGATTCTAATCGAATTCCGTCAGCGTTGCTACCACCTTTTGAAAGCGCTTTGACGTGGGCTACATCTTTACCTTTACGGCTAACGCCTTCCTTATCTAACTTACGTCTTGCGCGTTGACGTTCCATCCTATCAGGATGTTCACCACGCTTCTTTTCCATATCGTATTCGTGCTTATATGGTCTAGGTGATTTTGTGTATGGCATCTCTTACTCCATGTATATATGGGTTATTTTCTTCTACCTTTTGCTTCAAGGAAGCTCTTACTTTCGTGCATGTACTCATTAGATGCTGCTCCCTTGCGTATGATTTTCTGAAGGCTTCTTACTACCGAGTTCAATGACGATTTTGTTAACCTTTTCGAGTCCGTGTATTTGTCGGTTTCTTTCATACCTGCGTTCTCTCCCATAATTTCTATACTCAACATCAAATAATTCTTTAAGTCCGGGCAGTAGTTCTTTTAATAGTTCCTTGCGCGATATTGGCATTTATTGTTCCACCATTTCTCTAGTGTAAGACCCTATAAACTCACTATTTTTTACGCCATGTATAAAATCATTGTGTACGTTTTCATATATATCAATATCTTGATCAAGCACTCGTCTATGTGCGGGTTTACATTCATCTGGTATAAAACGCCCGACGGGATGTAATATGCCTTTATGTATGAGTAGTTTAAAAACCGCCATCATCTATCCCTGTAATGTTCACATGTTGACACCGGACACCAACCGCACAGTGGCGTAGGATTCTTTTGCCACATATCTGTCTCGTAAGACATCTTCAAGCGTTCAATGTCACCCGTAAAGCTATCCCACAACTTAGCCTGCTGGTCTCTCGTATACTCTTCAGCTATGAAATTATTATGCAATACAAACATAAGCCCAGCCTTGACGCTTTGTACCTCTGGGAAGTGTGCAAACGTCATGAGCGCCATTAGCCTCAATTGTTTTACGTCTGGGTATTTGTCGCTACCTGTCTTGTAATCAACGATGAACGCTGTATCACCGGATACAATCATCAAGTCAACAATACCTCTTACCCAATAATCTTTCGCTGCCCAAGTACACGGCTCACCCGCTTCAGTCATCGCCATTCGATGTTCAGGATACCTCTCACCATCGATCTCCAACAGTGGATCAACCATCGCAGCGAACCTCTTGTAATTGTGGGGTAGCTCTTTGCCGTCTTTCGCGTAGTTTTCCAACGCGCTATGTACTTCAAGCCCGTATAACATCTGATGTGTTGGTTTTGTTTCATACTTCTTTAGCACCTTTACTTCGTAGTATTGATTAGGACAATTAATATACTGTTTTAAACTGGAGAATGACCACTTAATCGGTTGCATAGTTTTCCTTTATTTGTTAACACTCTCCATAACTATGCCCGTATTTTGCTTCACATGCAACAGGTAATGTAGTTGCCCACGATGGTGGCGTAGACATCTTCTCAATAATAAAACTCATCGCTTCGTCTTTGACTGCTTCTGGTACAACGATCACTGCTGCGTCATGCACTGTCAGGACAACTCTATAGCGTTCATTGATTGCCAACATTTGCTCGCCCACGACGATTCTTGCTAGAGCTTGAACTACGTTCTCCACTACTGCGCCGCCCCAAATACTTATCTCACCACGCCTAGACTTGTATTTATATTGTGACTTCTCACCTTCTGTATCGAACCGTAGCTTTGGGTAGCGAATCAATAAACCGTTCGGCAGGTATATACCATCGCCTGTCACCTGTAATACTTTATGTTCACCTAGATAGTATGGGTCGCTCTTCTCATCCCAATTGCATATCTCTTCCAACGCCTTGTCACAGTCCTTCCATAGCGAAATGATATCGCTGTTAACATCTCTATAAAGATTTACTATAGCCTGACATTCCTCATCATCTATCACAGCTCCGGGGGGTTGTGTCTTTAGCGTGTGCTGTAACTTTCTCCAGCCAGTGCCATAACCCAATCCCAACACGCAAGTCTTACCTACGAATCGTTCTACTGGGTCGGCTTTCGTTATTGTACGGTTGTACACTTTTGACGCAAAGATTGAATATACGTCATCACCGTTACTGAATTGTTGTACGACATCGTCTTGTCCTGAAAGCCAAGCCAACACCCTAGCCTCAATTTGGGACGAATCACAGTTAATGACCACGCAGTTGTCAGGGGGTAGTACTGCGTTTTTAAGTGCTTTCTTTTTCTTATCTCGGCTAGGAAGGTTTTGGAAGTTAACCTTGTCACTTCCGCTCCACCTACCTGTGTGCGCTCCATAATATTTAAGTGGGATGGGGAGTAATCCCTTGTTTCGCTTTCCAATGTCGATGAATCTTGAGATTCTAGACTCTTCCAGAGTTGATTTAGTTCCAAGTCTGACAGCACATAATTGTTGAATGAATGTATCTTCATGTTCCGACAATGAAATAAAACCTTCGTCGTTCTTTGCCAAAGCAAATGTTTCTTTTCCTGTTGTTGGACTGACTTTTGTAGGGGGAGTAATCCCATGCTCCGTAAGGAGTCCTGCAAACTGTTTATTACTCGCCAACTTCTTCCTAACAGCTTCTTCATCATCGCACTTCAACCTTTCTTTTAATGTAGCAAGGAGATCATGCTTCTCTTGTTTGAGTTCTTCTAATCGTTCAACTAGCAACGCATCATCTACCTTGAACGCCGGGAATATAAACATCCTTAGTGTCATATCAATGAGTTTTATCTCATCGGCGGGGAAGGCGGGAGCCATCAAATGAAATAACTTATAAGTTAACTCCACGTCATTCTTGCAATACTCACCATACTGTTTAAGGTCAGCCGCCGCAAAGTCCTCTAGCTTCTTGCCTTTAGCCTCTTCAACTTCTGTACCTTTCTTACCTATCTCATATCTTTCAGCCAACGCTGCAAGACTTCCACCCGCATCAACGCCGTGGAGCGCCCGCGCCATGCTTAGTGTGTCCAGTAAGAAGGCGGGCTTGATACCGAACCGCCACGCTAATATCGCACCATCAAAGAGAGTGTTATGACATAGCAACGCTGCATCTGACCAATCAGTTAACTCCGTCAACTGTTTCTTTATTTCCTCATGCGTACCTGTAACCCAGCGTGCCGGTTCATCATCAACTTTAACGCCAACGCCGATCTCTTGAAAGCGCTTGTCACGAATGTACTCTTCAGTCGTCATAGTACGAAAGCCAAAGTCCTGTGCGTAGTACGTTTCGTAATCCAATGTAATTAAACTCATTTACCGCACACCCTTTGCTTCTGCTAAATCCGATTCGAACCACCACTGTACACACACGTCATCTACTTGCTTGGTCGTAAGTGAATCTGCCCCCGCTTTGTATCCTCGTGCGTACTCAGCCTTCATACTATCTTTCACGCCAGACACAACGCCTATAATTATTAAACTTACGCCAAAGAGAAACCATACTTTATCCATTACACCCCCGCCGCTATTCGTAATCATCTTCAATAAAGTAATTGGACACGCGCGTCTTTCTATCTTCATTGTTGCGTCTTATTTCAACCTTTTGCATCTTAATTGCGGGAACATCTTTTGGTTTGTACAACCCACGCTCGTCAGGTAGAGGAACTGGCTTCTTTATCGGGGCAGGTATTTCCTTCTCCAATGTATAAATTAACTTATTACACACGCTACACTTACGCCGACGCTTTACACCATCAACTGTTATTTCTGTCTGAACTACGGGGGTCTTACTGTTACAGCAATACATAATCAAGCACCTAGCATAGAGAAAAAAATAGCGATTCAGGTAACCCTGAACCGCTAAATAAAAGGTTAGATGTGTGAGGAAAGAATCTCACGCTCGATGTACCACTTAGCTTTCTGCAAGTCCTCTGCACGATCTCCTTTCAATCCGGCTCGTGTAATATACTTCACAGCGTTGCCCAAGTTATAGTTAAGATTCTTTGCTTCGATAAAGTCAATCGTCTCTATACCACCTGCCGTATAGTGTGGCGGGGAATTAACCATATCAACTTCAGGTTGTCTTTCTATATTACCTTGCAAACGAATCTTCGGACGTATTGATTCTGACGATGTTTCCATGTGTAGTAATTCTAATTGCTTAGGTTCGGCTCTCTTAACTTTCTTCTTACGCATAGTGCTTTGAGCGTAATAGACTGTATCAACGCTGCATCCTAGTATCTCCGCAATCTTACGCGGTGTCGTGTAAGCGTTATTTTTTATGTATGCACGCACTTTATGTGCGGTTGAATTTTTACGAACGTATTTAGCCATTGTTAGCCTCCCTGTTTAATTTAAAAAGAAAATCATTACGATACTCTGTTGGCGGTGTCCACCCATACTTACGCCACACCTTTTGCACATCTGCACCTGCTGTCCATCTAAAACTATCGCAAGCGACACTACTACGGTACTGCTCTACTTCACCTTTCGATGTTTTGTATCTCGCCATGTATTAACTCCATAAGGTTCTCGACATTTGTTTCATCTATTATGAGCGCAACACCGCCGCTCTCTCTTATCAACTGCAACTCTCTTAGCTGAAGAGCGGTTGGCTTACCACCGTTCGCCTTGTACTCAATCCCGATGAAGTAACCTCTATAACAACATACGTCATCGGGTACACCTGCACGACCATACCCACCAGAAAACGGGGGAAAGTGATACGCCCCCATCTGGTCTAATATAATCCTGCCCTTCTTCTTTACCTTACTCTCCGGTGTTGCCATGCTCACCTTTCAATGAATCTAATTCGGCTGTGGTTAATACTAAACAATACATCTCTTGATTAACTCTCCAACCAATAAGATTAAACCCGCTGTCCTTCGGTATGGTGTACACATCTATGTTAGTAACACCTCTATCTACTATTTCACCATAAGGTGAAGCGTTAATCATCGATAGCTTGTGCTTTAACAACTCAGGTAGCGTATCAACATCAAAGCGTCGCCTAAGATTGTGTCCAACGTAGATAGTGTGTATCCCGTCACTTATGTGTACTGGCACTCGATAATGTTTATTACTATCTCTGTGCTGTACGGGCGACAAGTTAATCTCATTCATGAATGAATAGCCAATTAGATTTTAGGATACCTGAATGTGTCCAACGACCGTTCTCATCGAAACCCACAGTACGAAAATCTGGTAGGTAAGTGTCACCAATATTAGTGAACAACCCACTCTCCCCATGAGCAATTTTAACCCCATCATTATTCCTACTCATCTTCTCTTGCATATAAACCTTTAGCATCGTTAGAGTAGGTATTAGATCAACGCACTCATCAACGTCATTGATACGTCTGAACGGTTCAGCGACAATACATCTTGATGACACTAAGCTGCTTTCATCGTTGATTGCCCATAGTGGTTCTAGTATTAACTTACCCGCCATGAAGCCCATCTCATCACGCACCAATACACTCATAGGTTTACTAAACATATCAACCATTTCGGTTCTACGTTTGTCTCTCATAATATCAACCTGTGCGTATTTGTCAAATGTATCTTTAACTTTAGCGATTGATTCTATTGATAGCTCATCGAGACTTCGATTGTTTAAAACTATCTTGAGTAGGTTATGCACTTCCTCACCACTAAAGTAATGACCACTCTTACGAATCTCACCGTACTGTTCAGAGATACGTATGATTGCACCTCGTATGTTCATGCCGAATGTTCTGTTAATAAACTCTTCGCTGTTCTTAGGTAACAACTCGTCTTTCTCTATGACCTTCATCAAGTGAGAGATTCTCTTGGCATAGTATGTGTACTTATCTTCCCAATGACGACCACGATCTTTAGCGACCATAGTCGCACGAATGTTATACGCTTCGGTGTTCCTGTCTTTCCATATATTCGCAATAGGAAAACCTTGCTCATCAGCAAGCATCATCTTTGAATGTTTGCTCTCCA